GTTATGGAGTCCAGCCTGACAGTAGAGCTCGTTAATGGAGCAAAAATTTCTCTCTTTGGCGCTGATAATCCTGATGCTTTACGGGGCTTGTATTTTGACGGGGTTGTTATTGACGAGTATGGCGATACTAGACCTAGTCTCTGGGGGTCAGTTATCCGGCCTACGCTCGCAGATCGCAAAGGGTGGGCAGTCTTTATTGGGACTATCAAAGGTAAAAATCATTTTTGGGACATCTGGCAAGAAGCGACAGTAGGGCACCCTAATGACTGGCTGGCGATGGACTTAAAGGCCAGCGAGACCGGCATTCTTCCAAGTGAAGAGCTCGAAGAAATGCGGGCTACAATGAGTGAATCTGAATACTTACGGGAGATGGAAAATGATTGGTGCGCAGATGTTCTTGGGACTTACTACAACGCCCTCATTAATCTCATTGCCAGTAAAGGTCAAGTGGGGTCGGTACCATACGAACCTGACTTTCCCGTGGAAGTAGCGTCTGACTTGGGGTATACGGATTCCTCAGCCTACTGGTTCTGGCAATACCGCCCAGATGGAATTGCCTTTATAGATTACGAGGAAGCCCATAGTCAATCCCTAGACTATTACTTTGACCTCCTGCGATATAAGGGGTACAAGTATTCAACGATATGGCTCCCCCACGACGCTCGGGCTAAGAGCCTGCAAACGGGAAGGTCCACCGTAGAGCAATTCATGCACGAAAAATTTCCTGTTCGCATTACGCCGAACTTGGGTATTCAGCATGGTATAGACGCTGCGCGGTTGGTCCTTCCTCTTTGCTGGTTCGACGGCGAGAAGTGCCGGGACGGGCTGGAGGCTCTCCGCGCGTATCGTCGGCAATATGACGAGGTACGCAAGGTCTTTTCAGACTCCCCTTATCACGATTGGGCGTCTAACGGCGCGGACGCTTTTCGGTATGCGTCGCTCGTTGCTAAGGAGCGTATGCCCAAGGTGCAGACCGTCGAGGAAAAGAAGCGCAAGGCTACGGACGGGTTTATTTTTACGGGCGAGCGCGATCATCTCGGTCGTATGATGACTAACATGACCCTGGATGTTCTCTGGGGTACGCTGCCGAAAGAATCTAGGAGAATTTAGTGGCCGACAACACCAAGACTCGTGAAGACTCACGCGCTCAGTTTGAAGACACTCCTAGGGGTTGGCAAGAGCGCTGGGAAAAGGAGATGACTACAGCTGAGAAGATGCTGGAGAAATTCGTACTACAGGGGGATAAGGTCGTTAATCGTTATTTGGATCGTCGGGATGGCGATATATTCCAGATGACAGATAAAACTCGGCTTAATCTCTTCCATTCTGGCACTGATACTATTCGTTCCATGCTTTACGGGCAAGTGCCCAAGATTGACTTTGATCGTCGCTATGCAGACCCAAATGATGACGTGGCGCGGGTTGCTAGCGAGATGTATGAAAGAATACTAAACGCGGATATTGAGCGACCTGATGATGATTACAGTGCCGTGCTCCGTTCTTGTCTTGACGATCGCCTGCTTCCTGGTATGGGTGTTGCTCGCGTTCGGTACGATGCGGCATTTAAGCAAGTTGAGGTACCGGCAATCCAGGGATACGGGCAGCAAGGGGAACCCGTAGAGCTGGCTCCCGCCTATCTTGAGGATACGTTAGACTTTGAGAAGGCGTGTATTGACTACGTTCACTGGAAAGATTTTCGGTATTCGTACGCTAGAACGTGGCATGAGGTTCGCTGGGTAGCTTTTCGTTCTTGGCTATCGTATGATGATCTTAAGAAGCGTTTTGAGGATAAAGCGGATAAGGTTCCGTTAAAGTCGCAGTACCCCACGGAGTCTGATAGGGATGTTCAAGACGCTTGGCAGAAAGGGGAGATTTGGGAAATCTGGTGTAAAGAGACTCGGCACGTCTATTGGTGGTCCGAGGGTATGCAGGAAATTCTAGATTACAAGCCAGATACGCTTCAGCTTAAGAATTTCCTGCCGTGTCCTCGGCCCATGCTGGCGAATACCACGACTTCGCTGCTTGTGCCGAAGGCCGACTTTACGATGACTCAGGATCTCTACAACGAGATTGACAGCCTATCCACGCGCATAAATATCTTGACGCGGGCTGTGCGGGTTGTCGGTGCTTACGATAAGAATAACCCCGAAGTACAGCGGGTGCTGAGCGACGCATGCGAAAATGCTATGATCCCAGTAGAGAACTGGGGGGGCTTCTCCGAAAAGAAGGGCCTGGAGGGTGCGGTAAGCTGGTTTCCGCTGGAGGCTGTAGTCGGAGCTCTAGATAAACTGAGGGAGCTGCGCAGTGAGCAGATCGAACTTCTGTATCAGGTCACCGGCCTCAGTGATATTCTGCGTGGGCAGGCCGCAGGGAGCGACCGGGTTTCCGCTACGGAGCAATCGATCAAGGCCAAGTTTGCAAGCGTTCGTATGCAGGCGCTTCAGGACGAATTCGCCCGGTTCGGTACTGACCTTATTCGGCTAAAGGGTGAAGTAATGGCGCGGCATTTTCAGCCGCAGACTATTCTGGAACAGAGCAACGTCTTAATGGGGCCAGATGCAGAACTGGCACAGGCGGCGGTCTCGCTAATCCAGAAACAAGAGCAATTTGTCTGGCGAGTCTATGTGCGCCCGGAATCCATGGCTATGGTGGATTACCAAGCTCTACAGAGCGAACGAACTGGGTATATCGCGGCGCTTTCGCAGTTTCTACAGTCTATGGGGCCAATGGTGGAGCAGGTGCCGGGGGCCATGCCCGTACTGCTTGAACTTCTTCAGTGGGGGCTGGCGGGATTCAAGGGTAGCCAGCAAATTGAGGGGGTACTAGACCGGGCTATTGCTGAGCAGAAAAAGAATCCTCCGCAGGAGAAACCCGACCCTAATGCTGCCAAGATGCAGATGGAAGGGCAGAAGATGCAGATGGAGCAGCAGATGGCGCAACAGCAGGCGCAGCTAGATGCGTCGGTTCAGCAGCAGAAGATGCAAGCTGATCAAATGTCTGCTCAGCAGGAATTGGTGCAAGATCAGCAGAGGCATATGCAGGAGATGCAGCAGGATCAGCAGCGATTCATGCTGGAGATGCAGGAACTTCGGGTTAAAATGGGTATGGAGGCGCAGGCAGCGCAGCAGAAGACAGCGATTACGCAAGTCCAAGGGGAGCAGAAAGTGGCTCTGGCTGAGCGGGCTGCGGAGGTTAAGGAGCGCAACAGTGGCGAAGAGTAGTTGGGTGGTGAATCCAGATCCCCCGTATAACTTGATTCCAAAGAATGAGTATACCCCTAAGAAAGGGTATCGCGGACTGATTATGCCTGACCTACCTGATTTTGTCTCCCCTATTGATGGTAAGGTCGTTAGAGGGCGCAGGGGCTATAGAGCTCACTGTAAGGAGCACAACGTCACGGGTATGTCTGACTTTACAGAGACGTGGAAGCAGCAAGCTAAAGATCGCAAGAATTTCACCAAGAGTCGTGAAGAAAGAGCGGGTCGGCTGGAAGCCCTTAAAGAAGCGTATGATTTACACCAAAGGAAAAGATAATGGGCGATAGTATTCGCGAGAGTCTAGAGGAAGCCGTTGCCGCTACACCCGTAGAGGAGAAAGCAGTTGAAAAAATCGCAGCAAAGCCCGAAGTGGTTGAGCCAGAAAAGGTTACGGAAAAGGCTGAACCGGAAAAGGATGGTGCAGTCGAAACAACTTCTAAACCTGTCCTCGAAGAAAAGGCGCCCGAAGAAGAGAAGAAGCCAGAAGTAGAAGATAAGGTTCGGTTTAAGCCTCCAGCGGCGTGGAGAGCTGGTGCGAAGGAACGGTGGGCGACGTTACCTCCTGATGTACAGGAAGAGGTGACGCGGCGTGAACGCGAGTCATCTATTGCCATTCAGCAGAATGCAGAAAGTCGTCATCAGGTAGATGCGTTTAATCAAATGATTGCGCCCTATCGTTCTGTGATGGCTGCTGAAGGTACAAACGACCCCATCGTAGCCGTACAGAATTTAATGCAGACGGCGACGACTTTGCGCCTCGGTACGCCGATGCAGAAAGCGGATCTTATTGCACGGTTGATTAACGTCTATGGAGTAGATGTACAGACCTTAGATGGTTTACTATCAGGGCAGGCTAATCCGCAGGTGCAGGAGCAAGATCGTATTGAACGCTTGCTTCAAGAACGACTGGCCCCGTATCAGCAATTCATGCAAGAGCAGCAGAGTTACAGACAGCAGCAGACTGGGCAGCTACAGAGTGAAGCTGCGCGGGCTATAGATGCATTCATGGCTTCCCCTGAGGCTGAATTTGCTTCAGACCCTGAAGTGGCCGCTACTATGGCCGATTTGTTGGATGTTGCATCTCGGCGTAACCGTAGTATGTCTATGAAAGAGGCTTACACGCAAGCCTGTAACATGAATCCAGAGATTTCTAAAATTCTTGCGCAGCGTACCGCAGCCTTGAAAGCTCCAGTAGATATCAATCGTGCTAAGAATGCTGCGAGTAGTGTTGTAGGCGGACCGATGGGCGGTGGGCCAGCCACAAGCGGCTCTTCAATTAGGGATTCCATATTGGCCGCTATGGACCGCAATAATTAGTTGCAATCTATACTTTATTATGCTAGGGTGCGCCCCCATAGACTAGGCGGTCCCACCCGTTGGGAGATCTCCTCAAGTTCGGTAGCGGCGAACCCCTCAGAG